TCAGGTCACAGAGAACGGCGTGGCATAAGCGGTCGGGTGACTGCCATCCACGCCTTCCACCCAGACGTAATAGGTTCCAGGCGCCGGCGGCGTGCTGATATATGCGCCCCACAGATCGTTGTTGACATAGTTGCCGGCGGTCCAACTGGACGGTGCAACGCTTGACGAAGTGGACACGCCGTAACGGACGGGCGCGTTGCTGGGGGTGATGTGCGCGTTGACCGCGATGGACCCGGTTCCATGCGTATAGGGCCCAACCGGCGCCAGGTTCCAGCTAACCGCGGTCACCGGCGTGCCGGCCGTTGTCGTGCTGGCGGTCACCACATTCGAAGCCGGACCTGCACCGGCCGTGTTGGACGCAAACACCTGGAAGTCATAGCTCGTTGCGGACAATAGCGCCGAGACGGTTAACGAAGTCGCGGACTGGCCCGAGGCTGCTGTCGTCCACCCGGAGGTGCCGTTGATACGATACTGCACGGTGTAGCCGGTGACCGCGCCGCCTGTGCCCGGTGGCGACCACGCCAAGGTCATACCGGTGGTCGTAGGGGCGCTGGCCGCGAGTCCGGTTACCTGCCCCGGGGCGTTCAGCCCAACGGCGGTCGTGACCGTCAGGATAGATGACGGTGTCCCGGTGCCAGCGCCGCTAATCGCTGACACGATGAAGTCATAGCTCGTCGCCGACAGCAATCCGTTGACGGTGCAGTTGGGCACGGTGACTGATGGGGCGCTGGACCAGCCTGACGTGCCTGCAACCCGATATTGTACCTGGTAACTGCTGGGAGCGGGAAGCGGGGCGGTCCAGGCGAGTGTGATGCTTGCGGCGCTGACGGATGTGGTAGTCAGGCCCGTGACCTGCGCAGTCGGGACGAGGGTCGATGGTGACGTGATACGCGCATAGACGATGGCGCCGCCGGAATAGCTGGCGCTGTTCAGCACCGCCGCCTGCCCGGGAGGGATGGATTGCGTACCCGACGACGTGATGATGCCGGCGGAAAGCGTAACGGTCCCGGCGCTCAGATTCAGTACTTCGCAGGTGAATCCTCCACCCAGGTCTGCCGCAACGGCGGTGATGCTGATGGGCTGGCTGCAGATCAGGATGCGCGTGTTATGAAGTGATGTGCTCAGGACGGTATTGACCGTCAATTCCGCGGTCGGCACCTGATAGAGCGGGAGCTTCGCTGCAAGCCACGTCCAGATGGCCGCGAAGCTTTGCCTGAGCAGAGCATTCCCAACCTGCGCCACCAGCATGGCGTCTGTATCGCTGACGGGCGCTGCCGCGGCGACTTCGGCGATCGTCTGGCCGGCAATAAAGTTGGCGTAGCTGATCGCGCAGGCGGAGCCGGATTGTTCGATCGTAATCAGGTCGGCGGCCGAGGTGGTAGTCGTTGTTGGTAGGGCGGTGATGTCGGCGGAACCGGATCCGGCTGAGGCAAGGGCTGAAATGGTGCCGTTCTGATCAATTGCGATATTCGATCCCGGCATGAAGAGGCCGCGCAGCAGCGCCAGGGGCAACCGGCGGGGAGTGCCGGCACTGTTTAGGACAGCTTCGTCCGTCGCAAGCAGCATATCCTGAATGGCGAAGCTTGCGTGATCGAGGCCGGTCGCAGCCAGGGTCTCGCTGTTCATTGCAAGACCGGTCCCAACCCCGATCGGATCCGGACCGCCGGGCCCAATACTCGCGCGGCCAAGCAGTACGCCCGTTGGCGCGACAATGGCCGGCTGAGTGCTCGACAGCAACGTTCCGATGCTGACGGAGCAAGCTGAGCCCCCTTGGCTGATCGGGATTCGGTCCGCTGCGTTCACCTGATCGGTCTGTCGTAGTTGAGAGATTGTCGGCATCGGTGCTCCGAATGAAAAGCAAATCGCCTGAGGACGGCTCTAGGATTGCACCTGCGTTCCCGAGCAAACCGAGATCCAGCGTGTGCCGTCACTGAAGATCTCGACACCGGTTCCGGCGCCGGCGGCATCATTCGGCTTGCGGCCGTTCGTGGCGAAGGCCTTCGCACCGGCGGTGACCGCCGAGGGCAATGCCGCAACACTGTAGGACGGCAGGACCGGCGTTCCCACGAACCGCGGATTGACCATATTGGTCCTGAAGATCTCTCTCCATGATGAGCTGCCATCCGACACGATAGAGTACCGGTCGTTTTGCCGCAGGGTCACCGGCCAGTTATCGATTCCGTCCGTGCCGGCGGGAGCGATCGTCGCGGTGCCGGTGCCGGGCGCAGAGAAGGTGTATCCGGTGCCGGCCGCCACCGTCGCGGCTGATGGCAGCGTAATCGTATAGGTGCCGGTTCCGGCAAGGAACACGATGTTGCCTGCAGCGTAGCTGGGCAGAGTTGTATTTGTGGTGCAGACCGTCTGAAAGCCGACGCTCATCCCCTTGCCGACGACGAAGGAGAGCGCGCCCTGATACCAGCGCAGAACATTTGTCGTGCTGTCGAAAGCCAGGCGATAGGTGGCCGTGGGCTCGAAAGCGATCGCATGGCCGGAGGCCATCCGGATTGCAGCCGCCCCCGTTAGCTGCGTGGCGTTGGATGTATCAAGTACCGCCGTTGAGAACGGGATGCCGACGCCAAACACCGTATAGGCACGCCCCGAATGCCCCGCCGCGAGGTAAACGCCGACGACGGTCGACACTTCGACCGGGGCACCTGCCAGAGAATGTTGGCCGACGACCAGGGATTGGATTTGCCGACTGCGACCATCGTCGGGACCATTACCGAACCAGTCCATCTCCGCCGTAATGCTGGCGTTGGTGACGCTGGACTGTTTGCCGGTGGTGTCGCGGTATTCGAAACAGGCTGCCCAGAGCTGGGGTTGTGGCAATGCTGCTCCCGACGATCCGGTGCCGACGGCCTGACGGATGGTCTGAATATAGCGACCGACATGCTGCGCGGGTGCACTGGCGGAGCCGGTTTGCACGCCGCACCAGAGCATGCGATCCACGCCGCCCCAGATGTAGTTGTTCGGGCTGTTGTAGATGATGGTGTCGGTACGGGAGTTGGCCGACACCACGCCGGTGGTGGGACCGCCAGTATGGTTGACGATATAGGCGGAACGCGAGACGGCGAAGTCCGTTGATTGCGACGACCCCTGGGAAACTTCTGCGCTGGCGCTGTTGTTGCCGACGACGACTCCAGGTAGCACCATGCTCGCCGGCCCGGCGCCGCCGGGAATGGCGTCCGCCAGCGACGTCCCGTTCGCCGTCATGGTTCCATCGACGACCCACTTGACCCATTTCGTTAGCGGAATGCCCCACGAATTGGGGTTCTGCAGAACGACGATGCCGTTCGGGACATAGATCACCGATCCGGCGGTCGCGGCCTGGTAGGCTGCCTTGAACGCGGCGGTATCGTCGGCCACCCCATCGAGCTGCGCGTTATAGGGAGATGTCTTGACGTTGATCACACCTGTTGCGTTGCCTGGGCTGGTGTCGACATACTGCTTCGTAGCAGCACCCAAAGGCGTAATGGGTGCCGCAGCGAGCGTGAGCGGCCCTGTCAGGGTCCCGCCACTCATCGGTAATCCGCCGCCGATGTGGCTGTCCACATACTGCTTGGGGGCAGCGTGCATCGCGGCGGTCGGGTCTGCCGATAGCGTGATAGGTCCGCTAACGGTTCCGCCGCCGAGCGGCAGGCTGGTCGCCACCTGGTTGTCGACATAGCGCTTGGTGGCCGCCTGCAGCGGCGAACTGGGATCGGCCGGAAGTGAAAGGCCGCCGGTCAGCGTGCCGCCGGCCTTGGGCAGTGCAGTCGCGACCTGAATATCGGTGTAGTTCTTCGTCGAGGCCTGCAGCGGCGCGACCGGGTCGGCTGCCAGTGTCAATGCACCGGTCAGTGTATCGCCCGATCGCAGTACGCGCGCATCGACATATTGCTTAGTCGCAGCCTGCATCGATGCGGTCGGGTCGGTGCCCAGCGTCAGCGTGCCGGTCAGGGTACCGCCGGTCTTCGTCAGGTAGCCGCCGGTCTGGCTGTCCACATAGTTCTTGGTCGCAGCCTGGGCGGGCGTCGCCGGGTCTCCACTTAGCGTCAGTGGCCCCGACAGGGTTCCGCCGGTCAGTGGAAGGGCGCCTGCCACCTGACCATCGACATAGGCCTTCGGCGCAGCCTGCATCGTACTGCTCGGCGTCGCCGCAAGCATGAGCGGACCGGTCAGTGTTCCACCCGTCAGGGGAAGGGTTCCAGCGGCGAAATCGGCCAGTTTGCTGGCGACTTTCGAGCCGGTCGCCGTGACCAGCATCTGCGAACCGTCGATGTTCGAGATCGCCGGAAGGCCGCTGAGGAACCGGCTGTATGGCACTGCCGTATTAGTGCCACTCTGACTCAGCGCGATCAGGTCGCCGGATGCCGGCACGGTTCCGCTTGGCAGCGCGCCGACCACATAGGGCGTGGCTGACGCCGACAAGGTGCCATTCGTCAGAAGGAGGTTTGCGCCGATACTGAGCGATTCGGGCGCTCCGACCCCCGGGCTGGCGCGCCCTATCAATGTGTTGCTCGGCACGGCTAATTGTGTCTGCACACCGGCAAGTATCTGGGCGCGCGTCATCTTTAACGCGGTTCCAGCTTGACTTACGATGTGCTCATCCGAATCCGCAGCCGCAACTGCTGGAGCAAGCTGATCGATCGTCGGCATGGATGCTATTGCTCCAACCGCTGTATCCGCCGACAAAAGGTCGGCGGGTGCGTTCTGAAGGGGATGGGTGAGCGCCAGTGGCGAGACGATATGCGCCTGACCATGTGCTAGCGAAAAGTTAGACGACCATCGGGTTCCCGTTCTGGTCCGTCAGTATCACGCCAGTGGCGACATAGATCGCGTTCGATGGCGAGGCGGTCGCGGACAGACACAGCACCGGCAGCAGGATGCTGCGCTGAACGGCGCGACCATTGACCGTCGTCAGATGTACGGTGACGGTATAGACGGTGCTTGCCTGGCCACCGGAGAGCCACATTACCACTGAGGAACCATCGGCGGCCAGTTGGGCGAGCGTGAGGTCGCCCGGCTCGCCGGGCGTGATGGTGACATCCAGGGTCGAGATGACGTCTCCCTCGTTGCCGATCAGGGCGGGCGCAATATCGATCTGGTAATCGAGGACGTCGCCAGGGTCTTTTGCCGGCCAGTTCAGCAGTGGCGGGGCCACAGCAGTGGATCCCCGCGGAACCGGCACGAATGCGTCGAGGATAATCCTTCGCGCGCTACTGGGCTTCGATACATGGTTCGCAGGCGATGCCACGAGAACTCTCCAGACGATGACTGAGCTTGAATGGTTTGAGCGAATCCTGCCGGCGGCGGCGGATCCGAGAGCGGGCCGCCGGATTGATGCCCGGTAGGTCGGGCATGGCTTGGTCAGGCTACTGGGACGGGTCCGACCGGGGTGACACTCGGCTCAGCGGCGGCGCGGCCTCGTCCTGGTTTTCACGGTCGCTCGGCTGCGTGAATGCCGAGCCGTCGAAGCTCCAGCCCGCTTCGACTCGAGCGACGCCGGAGACATCCACCCACACCAGGGATGGGTGGAACATTGTGGCGATATCGGCACCGGTCGCAATGAATTCGACCACGCGGTTGTCTTGGATTCTGGCAAAGGTCTTCACACTACCACCTCACCACCACAAAGCCGGGTGCTCCGGCTGCGCCGCTGTATGGGGTTGCACTATTGGCGCCGGTTCCTGCACCGGAAGCGCCGCCACCAGGGAAGGCTCCCGTAGCGCCTGTCGTGCCGCTGTTCTGGCTTCCGCCCATGGGTGCAGCGCCCCCCAGGCCGCCCTGGTTGACGATCCCCGCCTGGCCAGCCGAACCGGTGAGGTTGACGTCGCCGCCGACGCCCACCCCGGCCGGCGTACTGCCATTCTGAGGCGAAGACGTTGTGGCCAGATAATTCAGGCTGCCGCCTGTGGCACTGACGAATGCGCCGAAGCTCGACGTTCCACCGCAAGACGGAGCGCTGCCGGCGACGATGCCAGCAGCGCCGCCACCGCCGACAACAACAGAAATGGACTGCCCAGGTGTGAGTCCGGCGATGCGCTTTCGTGCATAGCCGCCGCCGGATCCGCCGCCGGAGGCGATCCCCGTGGGCGAGCCGGTGACGGAAGCGAAGCTGCCGGATCCACCGCCCCACATTTCAATTTCAACCTGGGTAACGCCGGCAGGTACCGTGAAACTGCCAGATGAGGTGAAGCTTTGTGTGCCGGAACCGAATCCCGGATGCAGGGCGGGAAGCTTCCACAGCAGGAACGGCGCCGAGGGAAGTGTTGTGATGTTCGGTGCAGTGATGGTCGTCTGACCGTAGGCAAGGGTGATCACATACAGTCCGACCCAGCTATTATCCACCGGTGGCGTTGTCTGGGTGCCGGTGATCGCCGGCGCTCCGCACTTCATCTGCAGGCCCACCCGCTGTGTGCGCAGCGTGTTCTGGGCTGTGGCGGAGTTTGCCGGGCCGCTGTACGGCTGCGAGGGCTGTGCCGCGTTGTAGTACGGCAGCACGACTGGGTTCGTGTCGCTCTCCTGGAATGCAGCCTGGATCAGGTAATTCACCGACTGCCCCGAAGTCGTTGGTGCCACCAGGGTAAAGTTTGTCGGTGCAACGTTTATTCCCAGCTTGACTAGCGGATTGCTCGGATCCGCGACAAGCGATCCGTAAGCCATGGCGTCGATGACCGTCAGTTGCGAGATCGAGCCGGGCCCGATCGTTACCGTCAGCGAGGCGGGCGCCGTCGGCGTGCAGGCCAGCCCGTCGACCACCGGCGAGCTGCCAAGCGACATTTGCGCCAGGTAACCCAGCGCCACCATGGCGCTCCGATTGGCCGATAGCAGATCGGTATCGAGTGGGATGCTACCCGGATAGACCAGTGTTCGATCCATTGAATCCTCTTGGCGCTCAAAAAATGCTCAGCTAGTAATGCGAAGCCATGCGACGGTGCCAGCGGGCAGAACCAGCGCGGTGGCGGTGCAAATATCCACGTCGGTAATGCGGCCCGCCAACATCTGGAGGTCGGCATATTCCAGACACCCTGTGCCGTAGCCGCCGACGCTGCCACCCCAACCGCAGACGCTCGCTATACCGGCGCTCGCCGGGCGATGGGCTGTGACAAAGAACTGGAAGGGCAGCGCCAGGCTGCCCCAACCCCCGGCCGCGCCGTAAGCCAGACCACACGACGTCTGTAGAGTGCCGTATCCGCCCGTATCCATGGTGTTGGCGGGCTCGAATACGATGGGGGCGCGGCCCGTGGCATCCGTGATGGCCGATACGACAGCAGCCCGTGTTGCCCGCTCACGCACAAGCTCGCGCCGCAATCGGACGCGGAAGCTGTCATCCTGTTCGTGAAGCCTCCGTGTCAGCATGCCACCGAAGTAATCGAGCGCGACTAAGTCGAGCCAAACTCCTTGCGCAGTTGCCAGACGGGTCTGAGACTTCACCACCTGCAGAAGGTTGTATGCCCATGCCCATGCCCATGCCGGACCACTTAGAACGATGTCCAGCACGGGCGCCGTATCGGGAAACCATCGTCGCGGCAGGACCTGCTTGATCCGCGACACCATATCTGTCTGGTCGCCTGTCACGTCAGTTCACCGTTACAATGCCCGCTCTGGCTAGGCCCGTCGCAGGGACGATCAGGTCGGAGGCTTGACCATTGATTAGGATATTCGTCACGTTGGTGACCTGCGGGAATGCGCTGTAGATGACCTGCGCAATCCGGCTCGCAGGAAGCTGATCCGCGATCGCCAGCGCATTGATGTAGCGATTTGCTGCATCGGAGAGAGAAGGTGTCAGGCTGGTCAGGTCCGCATTGCCCGTAAGTGCTACGGTGAACTGGACGTTGGCCACGACCACGTGAGGCGCCGACACCGAAAATGTCGATCCCACAGGCCGAACCGCAGACACAGCGACTTGCACAGAGGCCAGCAGTCCACTGGACGGGTAGCCTGATCCGTCATCGACGACGATATGGAAGTTTCCGGGTTGCCACGCTCCGGTTGAATCCTGATTTTCCAGGATCACCGAACTCAGTCCCTGCTGGACACTCGCTATGGCATACGAGATCGATGTCAGCGTAGCCCTCGCGCGACTGGCCATATAGGCCTGGAAGCGCTCGCGCAGGGCGGCGTCAGATTCCTCATCAATGCCGTTTTCGAACGTAGACCCGTTGCTGACCACGTCGATGCCGGAAAGCGCTGAAGAAATGACAGTGATTGACGCAACCTGGACATTACCTGAGGTGCCGGCAATTTGTGCGCGCACGGGAACGTCGATCGATGCATCGGCCTGGTTCAGCAGGTAGCAGCCTTGTACCGGGTCCCAGGCTGGGAGCGAGGCATCTTCATAGACCGCGAAGGTCTGGCTCCCGTCCGCTGTCCGCACGAGGGCGCCCACCGGAATGGTGCCACCCAGGCCGGTATTGAAGCGCGTCAGTGTGACCACTCCAGCGGCGGGCGTTGCCGGCAGGCGCGACAGAGAAAAGTCGGCCATCCAGCTGTCCAGATCGGCGCCATTGGACGTTGCGGCCCGTGTCATCTGCAGGACCTGGAGGATCAGCCACTGCATCCACAAGGCAATCGAGGCATTGGCCTCAAGGATTGCGCGGAGCGTCGACCCAACGGTCAGGTCCACTATCTGCGTCGCCGCGGACTGAACTGCCGCAGCCATGCTTTGAACCATGTTGTTGAAGGTCTGAAGCGAGAGCTGCATCAGTCTATGCACCTAATGGAAGATCAAGAAGTTGCGGGTGACCGGTCGCCGCATCGGAATAAAGGATGTGCAGGTAGATGCTGGCCCCCGTACCGGAGGCGGGAATTTCAACGCTGATGTTCGGCTCCGGGCTTCGGGCGACTGCTGGCTCCCTGGAAATCTGACCACGGACCCGGGCGCGGATACGCAAGGAATCAGCAGGCTCCCCAACGAACGAAGCGAGGCCCGCGCCGTATTGCGGTTGCCAGATGTAGTCCAGCGGATTGGTCAGAAGCCGTCTCAGGATGCGCTGCTGACCCTCCTCGCTGCCTGAAGCGAGCGCAAGGTCACCGGTTGGGCCGAGGCTAAGGTCGGAACCCCATTGATGTGACAGGTCGGTCATTGTCGTTCAGTCCTGCGGACTGGGGCCGGAGGTCAGCCCGCTACGTGAATCGGTGTGGGTGTGACCGTCGTAATGCCCGCGCAGTCGGGATAGTGGGCCCTGCTTGTCATGGACGTCACCATTCACGTACAGGTCGCCCTTCATCTGGATCGTGCCATCGTTCATAAGCTTGATGAACGAGCCACAGCGATGCACCAGCCACAGCTCACCGGCTGGGGTCGGTGGCGGTGCTTGCTGGGACGAGAACACGCGGCCGACGATGATGCCGTGATCGGGATCTCCTTCTTGCGCCAGAACCAGAACCTGGTCGCCAGGTGCTGGCGGGCAGACCACACCCCAGCCTGCCCCGGCCCAGCAGGTCAGCAGCGGTAACCATCCGCTCAAGACACCTTCAGGTTGCAACAACAGCCGTGCGAGGCCGCGTTTTGTGTCTACCGAAGTGACCGTCCCGAAGCGAGGTTGTGCCTGTGTTTGCACCAGTGCGTCGGCATGACCTTTGATGGCATTGAGGAAGCGTTCCATATCCTCAGCCTTGTGCTGCAAGTGCGGTTTCAAGCCGTGGAGAACTGTTGCAGGCCCGCACACGCTGGGTGAATCCAGACCGGAGGTCGAGGCGTCGTTCGATTCGATCCACGAAGTAACGTTGATCGAATGCGCTGTTGGTGCCGTCGAGGAGTACGGTACTACGAGGCGTCAGGGACAGCTCTCCGGGCATCGTGAAGTCCACAATTCGTTCGTGGCGGGTGATCTCATGGAGGTGCTGCGAAGCCATGCTCAACGCCATCTCGGGCGTCAGGTTCGGGCGGACCACGGTGTATTCCAGAGGGGTCTGGTCGATCGCCTCGGGGGTGGACTCGAGGCTGCCGATCATTGTCTCGGAGAAGGCACTCTGCTGCAGGGAATTCCAGCTACGCACGGTGACCTGAATGGTGCGCGCAAGATTCAGGCTGCGGGCCAGGTGTAGGCTGGTGAGGTCTGCGGGGCGCAGGACCAGGTCGCATGCCGAGAGGTCGGGTGCCGGCCGAAAGTATAGCGCGCGTCCTTGTACGAACACGTCGAACCCCTCCTGCCTGGCGAGGTACACCAGAACGTCCCATTCCGTGGCCGACCGGGAGAAGCGATCAAGGGTGATGCTCTCGTGGTCGCCCTGATAGAAGCGTCCCACCGGCTGCGTTGTCGGATAGACCAGTGGCAAAAGGCCGTGGCGCAGCGCGAAGATAGTGGCGATTTCTGATGCGGTCCGATTAGAGAAGGTTTCTTGAATCGGCGCTTCAATCAGGCTGGCCGTAAAGTCCCGGCCGCTAAGCTGGACGCTCCCTCCGACAACATCGAGGGCGATGCGATCAGCGAATCCTTCTATGGCAGTTTCGCATGGCCCGTTGCCGTCCAGACTGAACTGCAGGTTCACGGTGACCCCGGTGACTGATGACCAGTAGCAACCGTTCGCCCAACTATCGGCGCCCAAGGCAATACTGGTGCGAAAGCAGTCAGCGCTGTAGTAGCTGTTGGAGACAACTTCAGCCTCCAGGACGCCGTCGACCTGGCGGCCATTTACCAGAAGCCGCAGTCTGGGTGTCCTCGATTGTGGGCAGGCCGTCATTGCTTTGGTGTCCCGTCACCAGCAGCAGGATCGGGAAGACGCAGCGTTTGGAGTCCTGATAGCATGGGATCTGAAATGTGGTTGAGTTGGGCGATCCGGATCCATTGCAAGGCGTCTCCGAGCTGTTCGGCGGCGAGGCGAAACAGGTCGCCGCCGGCAGTGGTCAGCGTTCGCATCAGCTGTTTACTCCTCCAAGCGCCAGGATCGCCTGCCCCAGGAATGCGTCTGCTGCGGCTATTCCGGCGAGACTGCGGCTGGTTTTTGTTGCCTGTGCCAGGCGCGTTGTTAGCAACTCGGCCGGGCATGCGGTCGTTACGTCGACCGCCAGCATCGCCGACTCTTCAACTGCAAGGCGTACGCCGAGCGTGGAGCGCGCAGTACTCAGGGCCTGATAGGCTGCTCCGCTTGCGCTGCTGCCGAGAGTGGTCGCCCCGGGGGCCGCAATGCTCTGTCGCAGCCCGTCCATCGAGAGTGCCAGGTCAGGCAGCACAGCAGCGGCGGCGGTGAGAGTGGCCAGAATTGCCTCTATCACCGAAACCGGCGGCGTCGTGACGAAGGCCGTTTCATCTCGTACCACTGTGCATGACAGTCGATACGGTATCCACGATGGACGCTCATATGAGGCGTTGAATTGCGTCAGGATGACGGTGAAATAGAAATCGTCCCAGGTGAGATCCACCTCGCTGCCGCTGTCACGCAGCAGAGTGAGCAGACGGCATCGCGATGATGCATCCGGCCCCGAGAAGCAGCCGGAGAAGCGGATTTCATCCGGATCGGGTCCCACGACATCAACCACGCGCGCGCCGCCTACTAAACGATGGACGGCAACGCGTTGGCGTCCGCCAAACGCGATCGAGGCGGGGACCTCAAAGGCATAGAACGCCACCGGCCCGAGCGAGAGTGCCCTGCCTGCCATGATCTTATCCTTTGATGCTGGAGCCCCACACCCGCAGAGGGCGAACGCGCGGCTTGCTATCGCTCGGTGAGCGGCCCGATCCAGGGAGCCGTCATGCGGGGGTCCACGCCGACTATTCCGGATGGCGGACGGATTACCTGCTGATTCAAATATTCCGCCACCCAATGACCAAGCGCGGTGGCATCGACGAAGAGCGCACCGTGGCTAAGTCGCGCCTCCTGGCCGGCGGACGGATCATCGGCTCTCGTTTCGTCCAAAGGCTCGCGCAAAGCCGCGGTCCCGTCATCCGGGGGGAAGCGTCCGAGTGAGGCGAGATGTCCTGGCGGCGCTGCCGGCTGTTCGAGACGAGCCGATCCCTGGCCCTCGTCGTTCCTGCGCGACGATCCGGGCTTGGTCGGCGATTGCGCTTGGCCCGCGCGGTGCGGGGCCGATGACCCGCGGCTCAGGTTAGCGACTGAGTGGGGGCTGGCCTGGAAGTTCCTGTGTGGCAGAGCGGCCTGCCCGACGTTGGTCGCTGGAACGACCGCGTCATGCGTCTGCGGCGCTGCGGCCATCCTCCAGGCTGGGCGACGGAGCGGTGTAGTTTCAGGAGCGCCACCTGAGCCAGAGAATTTTCTGGCAAACCGCGAGAGAGCTGCTGGCCCGCTGGCCATGCGGGGATGGTTCAGCAGAACGGGACCGTTGCCCGTTTGCATGGCGGCGCTGGCGTCTGGTCGCTGTCGCCGATCAGGCGATACTGTCAACCGAGCCATGGAACCCCACGGATACAGCGGCAGCATAGGCACGGCTGATGTCAGGCGAAGTATCGGCGGGCGGGGAGCAATGCGCGGCAAGGCGGCCCTGGCAGCGCCAAGCGGATTCGATGCCAGAAACCACCTGGTGCGGACGAGGGGCAGCGCGCGCTCAGTATGCCCTGGAACCCGTGGCTGGATCACGCGAGATGTGTTGCGCCCGAGATCCAGTGACACGGCGTGGAAGCGAACCTTTGGTTCATGCCTGACCATGGGACAACCATCCATGTGCCGACGCTGGCCAGCGTTTGTTAATCGCCACGCGTCCAGCGCAGCGAGGGCCAGTCAAACTCCTGACCGTCCAATGTACCAAAGATGACGACATAGGCCATCCGTTCTTCCGGCGGCAAAGAGAAGGCGACGTCGAACGGCACCCCGTTTCTGACCAGGTAAAGGCAGTCGATCAGTTCGGGGTGCCGAGAAAGTTTCCCGCCATGGCCGCTTCACTCTGTTGCGGGACACCGACGTCCGTATCGAGCGCTTCGGCGACTGCATCCATGCCATGATCGCCAAGCCGTTCGACCAGGTGTTCGATCTGGCCTTCTGTCACTGGCACGGGGACAGGGATTTCGTCGATCGCAGTCACTGAGCTTGCCAGAAGCGCCATTGCCAGCCAGGGCTGGTTGAGCGCGAGTTCCGGACCAGCCGCTTTGTAAATGCGCAGGCGGTCAAGCGCGTTCAGCCGCCGCAGCTTGATCTTTCTCCCGAGCCGATCGGCAACGGGAGGCAGTTGCGTGTTCGCCTGGATGATCGTTTCGCTAGGGGTCATCAGATGCGGCGCCTCCGAACACCGAAGAATTCCAGCTTTTGCTTCACGCTGGCATCGCCTTTCCAGGTGCCAGCATTTGCCATCCTGAACGTAACGTTGTCGTATTGGTATGTCGACGTTGAACCGTTGGTCTCATTGACGTACTGATACATGGTGCTGGTGGCCGCGACGCCTCCGTTGAAGTAGCTTTGCTCGGTCGCGGCGATGAAATCATCGATGGCCGAGTTTCCCCGCTCCAAATCGAAGCTCCCCTCCCAGCCTCTCGGGAGTTCGGTACCGAGCTGTGTGCCATCGAGCCGGCTGACGCGAACGGACTGGGTCAATTGCCGACTTTCAAACGAAGTGACATGCTCTAGATCGACCCGGCCGTTGGGGCCCATGATAACCAGTTGGGTATCGCGGCCCACGGAGAATGCAGTGAATGACATGATGGTGCCTCGTTACGCCAACTGGCCGCCGGGAAGTGTCTGGACGGAGACCTGTACGGTCTGGCCGCCCTCCACGTTCACGATGAATTTCTCATTGATCGACTGATATTGCACCTGCGCATCAGACTGGACGTAGCCGAGTCCGGTTCTCGAGGGCGGATTGTTCGAAACGTCGCAGATCACGCTGAAAGGTAGCGCACCGTTTGTGCTGCCCAGCATGCCCTGGTCGAACATGTTCTGCAGGAACGACAGTTGTGCCGCGCGGATGCCACGGAACAGGTCGGTGTTGATCACCTTGCCGACAAATCGGCCCATCCCGGCTGCAAGTGTGGCGGCAATGTAGTTGGTCAGCCGCGTGTAATTGTCGCCGTCGATCGCCGGATTGGAGGAAGAATTATGCCCGCCGCGCACACCCCAGAAACTACCGCCCGGCTGAGGATTGCAGACGACGTCGATACCGGCGGCCAGCAGGACCGCCAATTCGGCAGCGGAATACGAGGTGGATTGACCGGACCCCGGCGAGCCCGAGACCTGGCTGCCGATGACACAGTAGATCGGCTTGTTGAGGCTCGATTGCTCCGGCGAGAGATTTGCCAGGCGCCCGGCAACGAAGCCCTGCGGCGAGACAAGCCGCACCGTGCCGTTGACCTGGTCCGACCACCAGAGCCAATCGCCAAACATCAGTTTGGCAGAGTAGCTGTCCAGGCCAGCCCGCTGCTTCGTCGTCACGGCATTCTGGATCGTATCGCCGGCCGGTCCGGCCAGCACCATGTACATCCCTTCGGCAAGGCCAAAGGCCGCCTGCGCGGTCCATTGGGTCCAGTCATCGGAATCTGCAAGGAGACCGATGCCGCAGCCCTGGCCTCGAAGGGCGTACATTCCGGTCCGCGGCACCAGATCATTGCCGACCAATTGGACGCACGAGACATTGCTGGCACCATCGGTGCCCGGCGTGCTGGCGCCCAGCGTGGTGACGAGCGCGGTGGGTGGAGCCGTAGCCCCGCCCGCACTGGCGATCACCAACTGCGACGGGCCTCGCTGGCTGCCCTGTCCGCCGTTCACCGCCGTCGCAAGGGTGGTCCAGAATTGGGCACCGGCGCCAGTGATGTTGTCGAATACCTCGGGCTGCAGGCCGGGAAGCGTGACGACCAGCCGCCAGGCATTCGGCGATGCAGCGGGCTGCAGGCTCAACGAGACCTGGTTGCCCAATGTGCCGGAGTACAAGGCGGTGAAGAGCGCGGTCGTACCGGGCACGATGACCTGGGCTGCCGCATCGGTACCGTCAGTAACGCGCACGCAGCGGAAGTTCTGCGCACCTTGCTGGACCGCCGTAGCAACCTGCGTTCCCATGTCGTATCTGCGAGCAATGACCGGGCCGAAGCTGCGGGCATAGTCGGCCATGGTCGCCACGATCACCGGTTGAGCAACCGGGCCCCATGGCGCAGTGCCCACCAAGCCGATAACGTTGGTGGGAACGCCGTTTAAGACCAGGTTTTGTGGTGGTACGATCTGGACATAGAGATCCGGTACCACCAAGGCAGTCGTGTTGATGCTGCCTTGCTGAACGATCGGCATGGTGCTCAAGCTCCTCCCGGGCTCGGAGTTGCCACCTTCACGACGCAGTGTGCATGCTCGCCCTTGAGAATGGTGGCAATCTGCGTTGGGTCGGTGATGATCTCTCCTCGCGGCAGGCCATCGAACGGCTTGGTTACGATCAAATGCAGCTGCATACGAATCTCCGAATCAGGCTGTAAAGGTCGCAGCGTTCAGCTGCAGATCACCGAAGAGCATGGTGGGTAACGTGGTGTTCAAAGTGGTCGCGTATTCGATGTCGTAGAGGAGGTCCCGTCGGTAAAGCAGCGCATCCTGCGACTGATCGAAAACCAGCGAGCCGAAATAGACCATCCGACCCTGAGTGCCATCCTGTAGCTGGATAAACGGGTAAAGCGACATCTGGAGGTCAACGGCCGATGCCGCGGAGTCCCGGCTGGCTGGCGACGGACACCAGCACGTCACGCGAAAGCGCTGCTGTTGTCGACGCACCTCTTGCATGACCGGTGTCTCGGCGACGCTGCGCGCGACGATGGTGCCGGCGCCAGGGATATCGATCGACGCCCCGCTCAGGGTGACGATGCGGTCGGCTCGGATGAGGGCGGCGATATTGGCCGCCACGATTTGCGGGGTGTCGACCGGCCGTGTCCGGTAGACATAGCTACGGTTCTCCACCAGGACCCCAAGTAACTGTATAGCGCCGGCGCTTCCGACAAATGCCACTGACGTGTCCTGAACCGACGTGGTGATCGACGGCAGAACGTCGGTGCCGTACCATCTCGGCGTGAAGCGCGTGGTGTTCCGACCTTGCTCTCCCTGCGGGAAGATGGTGACGTTGATCCGGCCTGCGGCAAGATCGGCATCCAGCGCGGCCGACGTTGGCCATCCGCGATAGATTCGGCAATCCGGCCCGATGCTGCTCGGTTCGTCTGGTCCGTTGGGATACAGCGCAGTGGCTACGAGTGAAACCAGGGCGGTCTCTACATCTGACTGGTCGGCCATCAGGTGGTTGCCTGCCGGACGATCAGGCGCCAGCCGAACTGGCTTAGCTCGGTCGCGGTGACTGTGCCGTTGCGTCCCAGGTCGTCGGCGAGAAGGTCAGCCGTGCGCAATGTGACACCATCGATCGCCGGCAGCAGCACGATCCAGGACGCGGCCATTCCGTTCGCGGGCAGGCTGCCCAGCGCATGGGTCTCCTTGGATTGCATCAACGTGGCGGCTGGCCAGTTATCCAGGAGAGAGGTGACGCTGCTTGATGTCACGCCACCGTAAGCGCCAACGCCAGTGTTGGTCTGGGCGGCTGGCCGGGTCACGGTCACAATCCGCGTGGTGCGCACGCAGAGGCTGGCCATGAGGCGCTGCTGGCTGGCGATGAACCATGTGCCATCGTGCTGCACGAGATAATCGCCTGGCCGCGTATAGGCCGAATCAAAGATGCCCAGCCACAGCGCATCACCGTAGCCGACCGGTTTCTGGAAGTGCCCGTCCGGGCTCGTGAATGTGGCCGGCAGGCGGAGATAGCGGTTGCGCGGTGACAGCGGGTCGGATGCACCCCTGGGACGGAATGCGTTGGTGGTAATGCCTGTTGCTCTCGCTGCGACGTTCATGCCCCAGCGGATGCGGTC